TGGGAAAGGTTGGATGGAACTTCGCGCCGGCTTGCCCGGTCAGTTCGGGTGCGTGTGCCTCATGTGCAAAAGTTGACTGTCAGTGAATTCATTGAACAATGTCCTGCACAGAAGCGTGCGCTATATGCCCAGGCTGGCGAGGAGTTCCTTCAACGCGGATGGGGCAAGAAGGACGCCAAACTCAAGGCTTTCGTTAAGTTTGAGAAAATCTTGTTTGAGGAGTCTGGAAAGAAGGCGGATCCGTGCCCGAGGTTGATTCAACCGCGATCACCAGTTTACAACGTGGCACTTGGAAGGTACACTCGGCGTGTTGAGGAGGAATTGTATCACGCTTTAGCCGACGAGTGGGTGGTGGAGGAGGGGGAGAAGGTGGTAATGAAGGGTTTGACGGGAGAGCAGATGGCGTTTCAACTGCGGCAGAAATGGACAGCCTTTAAGGATCCATGTGCTGTTGGGTTGGACGCCAGCAGATTTGACCAGCATGTTGGGGTCGGAGCGCTCGAGTTTGAACACTCGGTGTATGAGCGCATTTTTAAAAACGATCCTGATTTTGGTGAGCTGCGGCGGTTGTTGGCGCTGCAGCGGTGCAACGAGGGGTTCGCGTTTCTGGACGGTCACCGTGTCGATTATAAAATCAACGGCACGAGGGCCTCTGGCGACATGAACACTGGATTGGGCAATTGTATCATCATGTCCAGTTTGGTTAAGCACTACGTTGTCACGCGGGGGATTGTTGCTAAGTTCGCTAATAATGGGGACGACTGCCTTGTTTTTATGGAAAGGCGGGATTTGCAGCGGTTCAACGATGGTCTGTTTGAGTGGTTCATGGAGTTTGGCCTGAATATCAAGGTGGAGGCGCCGGCTTTTGAGTTCGAGCGGTGTGAGTTTTGTCAAATGCGTCCGGTTTGGTCTGGTGAGGAGTGGGTCATGGTTAGAGGCCCGCACAACGCCATTTCAAAGGACACGCTTGCCCTAGGGTTCACGTTCAGCGAATATCGTCGGTGGATACACGCGGTTGGCACTGCGGGATCTAGCTTGTATGGAGACATGCCCTTGTTTTGCGCTTTGTATCGTAGGATGCGCGAGTGTGGGCTGCCCAGTAATGTGCGCTTGAGTAATATCGCGCGTAACACTGGTCTATTCATGCATGCTGGGAGCCTGAGGGGCCGGCCGTGCCGAAGCCAGGTTTCGGAGGACTGCCGCATTAGTTTCGCGAAAGCCTTCGACATCTCCCCTGCGCAGCAGTTATTATTAGAGACGGAGTTTTTGTCGCTCGATTTTTCCCAGGTTGAAGACGCCCGCCTGGGCACTGAGCGTGCTCTGTTCTGCTGACCACCAAGGGAACACACACGAACACACATTCACACATCCCACATTCATGCCTAATAGAAACAACAACGGCAAAAAGAAGACCTCGTTGGTGGTTACCGAGGTGCGCAAAACCACTCTAGAGCCAAAGAAAGCTCGTCGCTCGCGACCTAGGCG